CTTCCCATCCAGTTCTTCTGGATCATGCTCTCCACTATGCTCTGATCATTGAATATGTTCTTGTCTCTTAGTTTTTTTATCGCTTCCATTATTTCTCCTTTATGAATTTAATTACTTTGTTAATACCTTTTTGTGCCAGCATGTAAAGTAAGGTAAGCACCTTCTCCTCTTTGACATAGAAGTAGCCATCGTAACAGAAATCTGTTTGTCCTGACAAATACTCTTTAACATACCTGTGTGTGATATGTACACTGTCACTGTTGTTTACAAATTCCCACAGTGCTTTTCTTTCTGACTCATTGAAATACCTGTGGGTATCTTTTTTCAAATGCACTTGATATGGGTATTTGCCATGTGGCAGTCTTTTACAGGCCACTTCATTTTTATTAAGTTTGATCGCATAGTCACTGACCTCTGTACTGCCGATCCAGAAGGTCCAGAATCTATCAATCAACACCTGTGCCAACGACTTATCCGAATAGAATATGGCGTTCTTGTCTTGGAACCTAAACTTGATGTTTTCTCTGTGTTTGATTATAAAATCGGCCAGTGCATTGATGTCGGGTGCCTCGGAGTACTCTTTCTTGAGATCTATCAAATGTTCATCAGTGGTTGGATAGAACATTAGGCTCCCTGGCATTTTAAAAACAGTTTTATACGAAAACCTATTGTAATACAATTTGTTATGCTTTTTTCTCACCAGACACTTTGGGTTTAAATTGATCGATAGTCTTTGGCTGTTTCTTGGCCTTGAAATTTACCGTAAGTTTAGGTACGATGTCATCGGAAAGTCCCACTTCCACCATGCCTCCTTCTGTGAGTTCACCAAACAACATCATCTTACTCAACGGTTTCTTGATCTCGTCATCAATGACCCGCTGTAGTGGTCTCGCACCTAACTTGGCGTCGAACCCCTTGGTCATCAAGAATTCTATGGCGTCTTCCGTGGCGTTGACTTCCACGTCCTTCTCCATGGTCATTGTGTTCAGTTCCAACAGGAACTTCTTGACCACGGACTTCATCGTTTCCTTGCCTAATTTGTCGAACTTGATAACCGCGTCCAATCTGTTCCTGAACTCCGGTGGGAAGAACTTCTTGAGTGCCTTGTCATCCTCTCCAGTCCTCTCGCTCTTGCCGAATCCTATGTTGTTCCTCTCGTTCTCCTCTGCTCCCAGGTTAGACGTCATTATCAGTGTTATGTTCCTGCAGTCTGCCTTCTTGCCGTTGGAACCCGTCACCGTACCGTAGTCCATGACCTGTAACAGCATGTTGGACACGTCTCTGTGTGCTTTCTCAATCTCGTCAAATAACACAACCGCGTGTGGGTTCTTCTCCACTTCATTGATGAACATACCACCACCCATGTTTGAATCCTCGTATCCAACATAACCTGGAGGCGATCCTATCAGTTTTGCGATTGAGTGTTTCTCTTGGTATTCACTCATGTCAAACCTGATAAGTTCAACACCTAGTGTTTTTGCCAGTTGTTTTGCTGTCTCTGTCTTACCACACCCCGTTGGTCCTAGGAATAGGAATGACCCAACCGGCTTTGTTAGACTTTTTAATCCTGCTCTAGCAACAAGTATCTTATCTGTGATTGTGTTGATGGCTTTGTCCTGTCCGAACACCTGTAGTTTCATCTTCTCTTCAAGTGTTTTCAAATTACTTGCCTGTTTCTGAGACAGTTGTTCTATACTGATCCCGGTCATCACACTTATCTCATGTATGATCTCTTCGTGATCTATCCGTCCATCCTTGATCCCATTCAATCTTAGTCTAGCACAGGCCACATCTATCACGTCTATGGCCTTGTCTGGCAGTTTCTTATCTGCGATGAATTTGGTAGAGTAGTCTACTGCGTCCTCGCAGGCCTCGTCTGTGATGGTGCATCCGTGGAACTTCTCGTAGTACTGTTTCACACCTTTCAGGATCTTGACTGCTGTCTCTTTGCTAGGTTCTCCCACTTGCAGTCTCTGGAACCTCCTCATCAATGCTCGGTCCTTCTCAAAGTATTTTCTGTATTCTTCCCATGTAGTAGAAGCAAGTACTTTGATAGATCCTTTCAGCAGTGCAGGTTTAAGCATATTAGCCATGTCCATGTTGTTGCCCTGTCCTGTCGCGCCAGCACCCACTATCATGTGTGCCTCGTCTATGAACAGTATGCTCTTGCCCTTCTGGTCAAGTGCGTTCACAATCAGTTTCAGTCTCTCTTCAAAGTCGCCTCTGAATTTACTTCCTGCGATTAGGCTGTTGACATCCAGGCTCCATACGATGTGATCCTTTAGGTATTCCGGTACATCGTCCTTGTTCTTCGCAATCCTTCTAGCAAGTCCTTCTACTACCGCTGTCTTACCAACACCTGGGTCACCCACGATCAACACGTTGTTCTTGTTTCTTCTTGCCAATATCTGTTTGAGATCCTCTGTTTCTTGATCCCTTCCTATCACAGGATCTATCTTCTTGTCAAAGTATTTCTGATTCAGGTTCTCACAATAGCTCTTTAGTATTCTGTCCGCTTGGTTGGGTCTCAGTTTTTGTTCTGGACCTGCCTCACCTGGTCCGCCTATTCCGGCCATGCCCTCATCTAATATTGTTTCTGTTGACACAAGATCGATCAGATCCTGTTTGTTGACCTGGTGCTTCTTAAGGAAGAATGCCGCATAGCTCTTCTTCTCTGAAAATATGCTAATGAGAATGTCTACAGAATTCACATCCTGTCTGCCTTGGAACAGTGCTTGTGTGAACGCCCTGTTCATCAGTCTCTCTAGTGACGCTGTCTTACGTGGGGTCATTGGTTCACTGCCCTTGGCCATGATGTCATTACATTTGGTGTCAAGATAGTCTTCTACATCCTTGATCATTGCACCCACTTGCACTTTGAAATCATGTAACACGGTTCCGATGTATTGGTCTTTTATCAGAGACAGCAACACATGTTCAATCGTGACGTACTCATGTCTCCTCTTCTCCGCTTCTTTCACAGCGTTCTCAAATATGTTCTCTAGTCCTTCATTTGCTTCTAACATTTTCTATCCTTTGTTTGCCATTTGCCATCGTAATTTCGATACTCTTTTATTAAACGTAATACCATCAAGGTGATCGAGTTCATGCTGGAAGCACTTGGACTCCATCCCGTCGAGTTTTGCGAATCTTGTTTTTCCTTGTGTTGTTTCATATTGTACTTCTATAACTTTTGGTCTTTCTACTTTAACAAAAATGTCTTTGAAACTCAGACACCCTTCCACGTCGATCACTTTCTCCTCACTGGAGTTAATCACCTGTGGATTCCAAATTATAGCATGTTTTTGGAATGTGTCAAATGACTCGTGACCTATCGCGAAGAATCTTTTGGTAATGCCTATTTGGTTTGCGGCCAGTCCCATGCCCTTCTCATCAAGCATCAACCTGATCATGTCCGTTTCAAACCTTTCCAGGTCATCATACCCGTCTATGCGATCATCCGGGGTCCATGGTGTGCTGTTCTGTAGCAGTGTCTCGTAGGGGTATTGGAACACTTGTATCATTTCACTATCTCCACGTCCGCTTCGGTCTCTATGACCACCCTCGCACCACAGGCCAACAACGGCTTGTCGTTGCCACCGTACACGATCTTGCTTGGTCCTTTGATATCAACCTCGTGGCAGTAGGTGTTCTTGCTACCTTGCTTGATGGTGATCACGGGATCGTTGGTGCCGTGCTTCTTGTTTGCCCTGATCACGTGTTGATTCACGTGTATGTATTTCTTCTTTGTCCTCATAGGTCCTTTATCTTCTTCAGGTCAGCGGCACTCAGTTGTGGTATCAGTACGTGTATCTTGACATAAAGATTGCCACGTATGCCTATTGTCTTGTGTACGGGCATTCCCTGTCCCTTGACTTGTAGTATGGTGTTGGGTTGTGTGCCTGACGGTACTTTTACTTTAATTATCTTGTCTTCTAGTGTCCGGAGATTGAATTCATGTCCACGCACCGCCTGGAAACAGTCTATGGTCTTGTCTGTGTATAGGTCATTGCCCTTCCTTGTGTAGCCGTCTGAGTCCAGCACACTCATGACAACCATCAGGTCTCCCCTTGGCATGTTCCTGATTGAGTCATCACCCATGCCTGAGAACTTGAATGTGACACCGTGTTGCACACCTGCTGGAATCTTAACCGTTGCGAACTCTTCTCTACCGCTAGGCAGTTTGTAGTTGATGGTCTTCTCATTATGCAACATGGCCTCTTTGATGCTTAGAGCCATTCTTACTTGCACGTTCCTGTTGCCTCTCGGTTGTCTGTTCTGTCTGAATATCCTCTCTCCTCCCGGTCCTCTGGTGAAGTTGAAACTGGTGTTGAAGTCCATGTCACCACCCTGGAAACCAGAGAAGAAGTCACCGAAGATGTCCTCGTTGAAGAACGGATGTTGTCCGCCTCCCGTGTTGGCGTTGCCGAACTTACGCATTGTGTCGTAGTCGTGTCTCTTCTGTGAGTTCTTCAGTGTGTCGTGTGCTTCGCTGATCTCCTGGAACTTGTCCTTGTCACCGCCCCTGTCTGGGTGATGTTTCTTGGCCAGGTCCTTAAATGCTTTTGTGATCTCCGCACTGGTGCTTTGCTCATTCACACCTAGCACGTCATAATAATTCTTCATCATTATTATTTTACACTAGATTGTGCGTTTGTCAACGCAGTGGTAATTATTTCTTGATGTCTGTCTTTTTACCGTTGACGTAAAGTCCGAACCAGGCCGCGCCAGCACCAACAACAACAGACACGAAACCTGCCTGTGCGTTGTTTGGATTCTCCAGTGTCATGAACCACTCCATGGTGTTGTAGAAAACCAGTCCGTACAGTACCATCATAATCCTTGGAACTGTTCTCCAGTTGGAAAGGAACTGTGGCAGTTCATCCCTGAGGAACACCCATATGACCTTGATCAGTTCCCAACCATCCCGGGCGCCTTTCTTGATCATGCTTGTTTCTTCTTTTTTCGTTACGATCATGTCTTCTTTTAGTTCAGCCATTATTTAATACCTTCTATTTTAGCGTTTCTCTTCCTGTGTCCGTTCCAGGCAACGAATCCACCTAGTCTCAATGAGTAGTATGCTAGGTAGTTCATAACGTAGAAACCGTTCACAACAATGTTGATGTCTCTGAATATATCGTCCGCCTTCTTCTGAGTCAATTCACCCATTGTCTTTTTCTTGTTTGATTCAAGTAGCGTCTTGTATTTGTATGCGTAGTCATGTACCAATCCACCGATCAGCAACACTCCCACTGGTGAGAAGAACGTCCTTAGGAACTTGGGTATGCTGGCACCATCGAAAGTGAATCCCGCTGGTATCACGTATTCCGTGCCGTCGATATTGTACTTCCAGTCCTTGGTGATCTCCCAGTTACGTGTTGAAAGCAACCACATCACGATGCCCTTCCAGAAACCCTTGCCCTTTGTCTTGATGGGTAGTGGTTTCAGTTCAGGAAATCCCTTGAAGTTGAATTTCTGTGCTGGTTTTTTTCTCTTGTCTGTGAAGTTCACTATCGCACCGATTATCACCACTGCGATCAGTATGGTCCACTGCCAAAATTTCATTGCTAATGCTATTATTAGTTCCATTTGCTCTCCTCGTTTAAAATACGTATTTATTCGATCGGGCCTTTTACGATCTTGGCTTCGACCAGTTTCTTACGGTTCCGCATGTGTTGTTTCTGCACATCCGCCTTGGCGCCACCGAAGTAGGCCACCGCGTGACCCTCTCGGCACATGATCTGTGAGACCTGTTTGCCGTTCACTATGAAGTCACCAAGCACACGTCCGAACTTGCCCTTCATGTCCTCGCCTTTCTTGCTGATTGTGGTCTGCAAAACCGGCTTTGGTCCCAGCAGTGACTTCAATCTGGCCTTGGCCGCGAGTCCAAATTTCTTCTCGATCTTGTCCCTGGTCCTTGATTCTGGTGTGTCTATGCCCATGATCCTCACACGCTCGTTCATTTGCCATATGCCGAATCCTAGGTCGATGTCCACATCCACTGTGTCACCGTCTATGACCTTCTTCAATTTACATCTATACGTCCACATTATCTGCTTCCCCCGATGTATCCACCAATCACTCCGATCAATCCTGTGACCGACATCTTCATCAGTGTTATCACGCTCTCGTCCACTGGTCTGTTCTCTTCCAGTGCCACCACATAATCGCCTATGATGATGACCCCAAGCAGTATCAACACACCACTTGTTATCAATAGTATCACTATGTCTTTGAAATTTTTTATCATTGTTTGTTCTCCTCTGTCCCTTCGTAGTATTTCTTGTATTCCTCAAGTAGGTTGTTGGTCTCCTGTAGTTTCTGTCTTATCTGTGCGAAGTTCCTGGCCAGCACTTGGTAGTCCTTGTCCGTGATGCCAAACAGCACGGGATCTATGCCTGCTTCTTCCAGTTTCTTGAACACCTCTTCGGCATTTTCACTTGTTATAATGTGCCAATATATCTCTTCCATCTGTAGTGGTGTTGGCATTGGGTAGTTCAGTTTCTGTCTTGGTTCTTCCACTGAGAATATCTTGATCTTCTTTTCACCACCTATGCTACAACCGGTCAGCAGTATGATCAGTGCTAGTGCTAATATTTTATTGGAATGGTACATAATTTGGATTGGCCAGTGATGGGCACTCTGGGTTGATTTCTGATTTCAATGTTGCTTTTAATTCTGCTTCTGTGTGTTTGGCTCCAGACGCCAGTTCGATGCATCTCGCCGCATTCTTGCCACCACCGTTCACGATCCTCTCGATCGCCTCAGTTCTCTCTATGGCCAGTTTGCCAATGTCTCTATTTTTCTTTGTGAATCTTTTGTCTAGGTCTTGTAAATCTTTTTTGAATGTGTTTATCAACACGTTCAGTTTCTTGTTGCTTTCCAGTATGGCAGTGAAGTCCTTCTTCTGTTGCTCCAACACTTTGTTCTGTTCTGTGATCGCGGTCTCTAGTTTCTGTTGGTTGGCTTTCAGCGTGGCGTTGTCCGCCCGCAGTTTCATCACGTAGATGCCCGCACCCGCTATGCCGGTGATCAGCATGATGGCTATCGCCATTTTTATCGTTGAAAACATAATAGCAGTATTTATTGAATGAGGCCGGGCTTGTAGACGGTCTTACCATCTTCCTTCATCGCTGTCAGCACAGATTTCCTGTTGCCCTCTGACTTGTATGAAACGTGTACCCAACCCGAGTCTGGTACACCTGGCGTGTAGAATTCCAATATCAGTTGGTCGAAGTCTAGGTTGTCCTCGATCCATTTTGCGACATCGTAGTTAGGTGTGCCCGGACATTCTATGTCCACTGCTTCACCTTTGCAGTGCTGTGATTTGCTGGATCCACCCACTGCTTCGTTGAGTGCTGGCCCTCTGTAACCAGAGTTGATCACTGTTACTCCGAAGTTGTCTCTGACCTTCTGTACAACATTTTCAAACAATGCTTTTGCATTGGCCAAATGTTCGTCACCTGGAGTGTTGTCTAGGCCTTTTCTCAAGGCCGTCTGGCTTTTTGTGAATTCTGCTAGTGTGAAGTTTGTGCTTAATCTCATACACTTATTTATCAATAAGTGCGTGTATTATATTACCAGCCGCTCTTGCTTAACAGTGCTGAGTCGCCGCCCTTACTGAAAATGAATCTGTCTTCTGTGGTCTTGGTAATTTGATATGGTCCAAAGTACTTGGTCATGAATATACATTCACTCATTGCTGATTCGTCTAGTTTGAATGCTTTGATTTCGTTCATTATCATGTTGGTTGGACCAAATGCGTGTAGTTCGAACTTTAGCGTGTCTGCATTGTGTTTCTTGATAGACACTATGTTGTTGTCCAGTTTGAATTCCATCATCTGGAACTTGTCAAAGAAAGTCTGTATTTCTTCTAATTTCATTCCGTTGATCTTCTGTGTGTACATTTCCGGCGTTCTCGGGAGTATGTCTGCTAGATTTTTAGATGTGGCTTCAAATGGAACAGTGCTTTTGTGATATGTAAAATTGAACGTTTCAATATTTGTTAATTTCTTTAGATCGTCTAGGAATCTACGTATGGTTTGGTCAACACTTTCTTTTCTTTGGAATTCTATGAATACTTTGTGTTTGCCATCTTCCATGGAACCCGGAGTGGCATCTGCATCCATTATGTCCTTGTATCCTGTTTCTGCAAAATGTTCTAGGTCTTTTGCCGGAGCATTTCCGTCGACGGTAAAACAAAGGACCATAATGTTCCTATCGTCACCCATTTTGCTTTTGTATTGGTCAACAGAGAAGGTTGAAGAAACAACACCTTCTAAGTCTCCAGCCTTTAATCCTTCGTTAACTATTTGCATCTAAACTATTTAAATCTCCAGACGTTTGGTCCATCACATCCTGGTCTTGTATATCGTCATTACCGTGTTTGAAATTGCCGATCAGTTCTTTTGGCATCTTGATCTCTACCACCCATATGTCATGAGCGTCTATCTTGCCCTTGGTCGTTCCTGGTCTGTAGTCCTCTGGACCCTTGATCTGTCTAGGTTTCATTAATTCGTCTCGTTTGTAGAATACCTTGCACCCCCTGTCGATCAGCCTCTTACCTCCCGCAGGATCTGGCATCTTGTCTGCCGGCCACATGAATGAACATGTGACGAAATGTCTTGAATCCACAGGACCTGAAAGTAATTCTCCGTCCTCCCAGTTCTGGAACACGTACACATCTAACTCGTCTACCACTCTCTCGAAGTCTTTGAGTATGGACAAAGTAGGGCCTACTGCGTATAACGATTGTACGTTTTTGATTATGTCTAAGACGTCATGCATAGCTCTTATTTATCCTAAATATCTGTGTTGTAAAATATGCATACTTAATCTGGAAATTTGATAGTAAGTATTTGTACATGAGTCCACAAAGACACATCAAATCACAACCAATCACAACCTATGAGGAACCTTATGTTATCATCAAACGACCTACAACTGCGACCTTTATTCCAACGCAAACTATGGAAACTAATGAGGAAGAAACGAGTTTACGACAAACGTGTGAATTTGTATATGCAGAATCAGAATTGGCTGAAGATAAGGAAACAGAAGGACAGACGTAGAAGGAGGGTGTTGATGAGATTATGGCGAGCCAGCCAATTGGCCATGCTCAAGCGGATGTACAATCAGGCTATTTGACGAACTGGTCCATCGCTTCAGCGTACCACTGTCGGTAGTGCTGTTCAATACGATCGAATGGGATCTGGTCTCTCTGTGCGACAGGTATACCCGGTAGTTCATTCTTCAACACTTCCTTGTTGATCAGATCCAGTATCACTGTGTACTCCCGTGCTTTGCCCACGCCTATCTTCTTTTTTGACAGTTCCACGAATTCGTCGAACTTGCCATCTGGTTTTATTATGTACTTCACACAGAAGAATCTCTTCTTGTTGTGTTTGCTACCCATTTATTTTCTTTCCAATCATTGTTAAAAAATATCTATCTTTGGTTCCAGCGTTGACTCCCGAATGCCAATCATTTTGGAAATCAAACTGCAATGTTGTTCCTTTTGGTACATTATAGATAACATTTTCTTTTCCCACAAATAGTGCGTGTCCTAATTCTGGTTCAGATAGTGCCACCCATACTTTGGTCAAATTTTTTTTGTCTGCATCTGATTGTGATATGTAGTCACCCATAAGATCTCTGTGTGGCGGAGTAAACTGTCCAGGAATAAATTTATATACTGTTGCCTTGGCAGTTTCCTTAATCATTTCTAGTTTATTATAGAAATAATCAGGAAAACAATCATTAAATTTTTTATTCTTAATCTTTACAGCAAAAGATGAATGTTTATACCATTCTGCACATTTCTCAGTAATTTCTTTGTCCTCACTGTTTTGCCTTGGTTTCATATATGTATCTCTTTCATACACACTACTACGTTCATGCTTTGATTCATTAATGAGTTGATTTAATTTGTCAAAATCGATATCTACGATTCCGTGATTTATTATCTTACCCATTTGATAACCTCGCTAGTTTTATCATCACACTTGCTAGATTGATTTCTGGATCTGCTACGAACGAGTGGTCCACCAATCCCTGTTTGATAATTAGCACCGCCTTGTCCTGTGCGTCCTCATCTTTGGATATGATCTCTAGGTTGTCATACAGCCATCTGTATATCTCCTCACACTCCTCTGGTCTGGCCTGGGCACAGACAAGTTTCCTTGCCTCCTGTATCTTGCCCTGTTTGAACAGGTCCACCATCTGCAGTCTGTAGTCCTGTTGTCCTGAGTCACCACTTGCTGGTGGCATCAGTTTTCCGTCCCTAGCATTCTGTTGTAACATGTTGATGCATTTCCTCATGTCAGGATAACTCGCTTTCACGTAAGTGTCAAGCACTTCGATGTCTGGTGTCACCCCCTCCTGTATCAGTATCTCACATGCCCTTGCAGTGAATTCTGTCTTGTCGATTGTCTCCATGTGGAAGCCTTGGCATCTCGAATGCAGTGCTGGTATGACCCTGTTGGGATAGTTGCAGGTCAATATGAATCTCGCTGACGTGTGATACATCTCCATCACACCACGCAACGCCGCCTGTCCGTTTGGTGACATGTAGTCTGCCTCATCTAGTAATACATATTTGTATGCACCGAACGGCATTATCTGTACGAAGTTGTTGATCTTCTCCCTCACAGTGTCCACTGAGTTCTCCCTGGATGCGTTTATTTCTAGGATGTCATAACTGCTGACGTCCAGTTCTCCGAATAACACCTTTGCCAGTGTGGTCTTGCCCACTCCTGGTGCACCACTTAATAGTAGGTGTGGGATCGCTTTGTCATTGATCCAAGATTGTATCTGTTGTCTTTGTGCTTCGTCCCTGACCACGTACTCCTTTAGAGTCTTAGGTCTGTATTTTTCTACCCATAAATCTTTCATATGTGTTATATTACAGCAGTTTCCTTCGCTTGTCTATATAATTGTTCAGATGCCATGTTTTTTCCTTTGGCCTCTACCTGTATGTCGAAGTTCTCCGAGAATGACAACGCCCAGTCATTTACCTTTGTATTTGGTAATAGGTCCGAGTGTGCCCGCAGTTTCTGTTTCTTGCAACCACGCTCCAACAACATCTTGATGTCGTGCATCTCGGTGTGTGTCCGTTCACCTAGTCCTGCCACTGCAAGGTGTTCGTCCCTGGAATATGAATAGTGCATACTAGGTCTCACACCACGCCAACTGTCTATGACTCTTTTGACTCTGTCATCGGTTGCTTCAATGTATTCCTCATCTCTGATCCAATGGTGATGTATGTCTAGAACCAATGCTAGATGTTTTTCCAACATCAACGACTGATCCAATCCATGACTCATCTCGTCATTCTCGATGGTGATAAGGTTCCTTGCTTCTTGTGATAATTTAGGCAGTGCTTTTATGATGCCATCTGGTCCTTGCTTGCCTGAGATGTGTACATTTATCTTGCAACCATCCTGGAATGATCGGCCGAAACCCATCCATCTCGCCATGTCCGCATGGTATTCGAATTCTTCTATGCTACGTTCAACAATATCTGGTGTTGCACTTGACAGCACACAGAACTGACCTGGATGGAAAGATATTTTCACATCCAACTTCCTGGCCATCTCACCAACTGGTGCGAATAGATTCTCTAGGTGACTTTGTATGTCAGGCTGTTGCCACCATGTCTTCCAATCTTTCTCTGTGTAGCCCTGTAGCATCTCGCTACCCAGCCTCACCATCCTACGTTCAGGTGGTAGACTACCAACACGTTGTATCAACCTACGTGCGGCTGTAGTGTTGTGGGTCATGATGTCCCACTGTCGTTGTACTGCTTCGTCCTTGTGTTCACGGAGCCAACGCATGGTTGTACTTCTGCCGTTGAGTTCCCTGTCCTTGGCGTTCACTTTCATGCCACCAAACTCACTGGTGTCATTTAGCCATTTGCAACAGAAACCGAAACGTTGTGTCATGAATATATTGTAACAGGTATTGGATATTTGTCAACTAGTCTTCTAACAGTGTCTGCATCATGGCCCAGTGTCCTATGATGTCGCTACAGTGCAGTTTGAAACCGTACTCTCGGTCAATGTCTCTCAATATCTTGTTGGCTTTTGCCATGCTCAATCCTGCATTGGCAGGTAATTGTAGTGCATTAATAGTTTTTCTTTTTAGTGCTGTGGCGGCCTGTACCCTGTGCCATCCATCTGTTAGTAGATAGTATCCACTATCTTTGATTGGTGTGACCAGTATTGGATCCCAAGCACCATCCTTCTTCAACTTGTTTATCCATGTCCTCTTCTCTTTGTTTAGAGGACGTTCTACTCCCAATCCCATATCCGCCATGGTGACTAGTTTGCTTATTTCTACTTTTACTTTTTTGATCTTAATTGGTTTCATACTCTATGTTATTGATGTCCTGTATTATCTGCCACTCTGGACCTTTGGGCAATGGTTTTCTCTGTGGATAATCATTCTCGTCTGACATCTCTCTGTACTTGTTTGCACAGGGTGGACCACAGAATGGTCTTATTATTCTTTTGTCGTACTTTGTGTCGTGTAGACTGTCATACCAGTATATTGCGTTTAAGAATTGTTTGTTGCAGACGAAACAGGTGTGTAGTTTAGTCATTGCCAGGTAGTTTGGTCATCTGTTGCATACCACCTGTGTTCACATAGCCAGCCTGCTTCGAGTTGAATTCTGGTTCGTCGTCTGAGACTAACAGGATGTCATTCTCATCTATCATTCTCACTTCTAGTTCCGTGCCCTGTTTCTTGACTTTGAGAGCTCTCGACCATCTACCATGTGCTACTAATACCCACTGTCCTGTGTTTACATCATCTTGTTGGTCACCGATAGCATATACCTTTGCCCAACGAGGGTGTATGCCCTCCGCTGATCCGTCGTCATCCATCAATATTATTCCACCCGCAGATTTTCTCTCTCCGAAATGCATGTCTGAGACTAGCACTCGCTTCTTGAGTGGTGTGATGTCGTAGTCTACGGTGTACTGTTTGCCACCGTGTGATCCGAATCCCTTTGCTTGTAAGTCTTCTATCTGTCCCATCGTAGGGTTATTATAGCAGATTTATTCCAGTCCGTCAAGAGCCGCGTCTATGCCTTCTTTGGCTGTGCTCTCTGTTTTCTGTTTGAATGTTGACACCGTTGTGGGTTCTGCCTCCACTTTTGGTTCCGGTTGTTTGGGTTGTGGTGCTGGTTTTGACGCTACCGGGGTCATCTTCTGCACGGTAGGTTTGACTGGTTCTGGTTTGACTGCTGGTGTCTGTTTATTTCGTGATGGCGTGTCGTCCACTACTCCTTTTGGTTGTTCGTAGTATTTCGCTATCACTTCTGCTTTTGGTGTTGCTACTTTTCCACCTGGACCTAGCACGTCTCCTCTTGCATTGACATTCATGTTACCGACTGCCTGCACTGATTCGTTGGCCGCTCTCAGTTTCTCTATGTCCACCATACGTCCCTGCATGGTTCTGTACAATCTTTTTCTGGGTGCTCTTGTTACCATATTGTTAAACTCCTATATAATTATTTATCATCTCAAAAACTCAGTGATATCTAAATTGTACAGCATTGGATTGATCTTGTGTACTCCTATCAAGAAAAGACAGAAACTGGCCACACTTGATCCTCGTCCTACTCCCCAGACAACATTATTTGTTCTCAAAGTGTCAACGAAATAGATCAAAAATTGTAGCACACGTATAAACTTCTTTTTTTCAAACAATGAATATTCCATCTGCACCCTCATCTTCTCCTCATCATTTTGGCATTTGTCTAATAACCATTCCAGCACATTAATCTGGTAATACTTGTCAGGCATATGCCAGTTGTCACAGTTCTGTTTGTCAAATTCTGCGGGCGTTGGCCTCTCTGGAGCCTTGTTGATCACGGGCAGATCTATGCCCAACTCCTTTAGGCTGTCTGAGTATTTTTCTATGTCGTTGAGATAAAGTTTTGATATGTCGAAATTGGGATCTGTGTACAGTAATTCAATGACATCCTCTTCCGAGAATATCACATCACCGTGATCATTTATCTTTATGTTTGTTTTTGCCGCCATCTAGTACCTTTGGTTGGAACTTAAATATTTTAGCATGGTACTCGTGCTTCTTGTCAACAGGAATCTCTTGATTGTTCCAACTGAAGTGTCCTGTATATATTCCCTTGTCAAGTTCTTGATCATATGTTGCCGTGTCCGCTCTCAACCACCATGGATCGAATTTGCTGAACTTCGCTGAGAACCAATCTGGTCTATCTAATAGTATAAGCTCTTTGCTGTCTTTGTCAACCATGTAGGTAATACCGTCACCCTGCCATGAGCTCAGTTCGATATGATTGATCACTATCTTGCTGTCCAAGATGCTGTTGGCCTTGCAGAAACACACCGCGGCCATGATCTGGTCATATGGCGGTTTTGGTAATTCAATGAACCTGTTGGTACTGTTCATCTTTAACACCGAGTAGAGTTTCTCTTCTCGCCAGGTTGTGATGGTGTTTGCGAAAACCTGTTCGAAGAGATTCTTCAGTCTCTCGAAATAATTTGTCTGTTCTTTTAGGTCGGCCGTGTGTGGTGTTAAGGAAATATTTAATTTGTATTCGTTGGCGAAAAGTTCACCGTCCACTATGATTATGCTTTTGAATTTTGTTTTCCAGGTGAATGTGTTTGACATCTAGTTTACTTACTAGTCGATGTTGATGAGGTCTCCGATATCTGGTTCGTTCCTTAACTTCTTGTTGTTCTTGTGCCACTCCTCGAGTCGTCTCTCCCTGATGGCGTTCTGGTATGTGGCGAGTGCGTGTTGCAGTTGTGCCAGCATCTCCGGGTTCCTGCCAAATCTTCTAGCCGTCCCCACCTTACGTGAAAGTTCTTTTATCCTCTTAGAGATGTCCTCCTCGCTCATGTTTGCTATCTCTTCTTGTAGTGGATGGAAATACATTCCTACCTCCTATTAGATGTAGTTGTTGCCCAATTGGTGCATCAGTATTGTTGTGCCACCATCTGGACTCATGAACTCGTACAGGTATCTGCCTGAAGTGGGCACAGTGATTGTGTCTGAACTGCCGTCACCGCCTGACAGGTTACTAGAGACTAAAACATTAGATGGAATTGTTATCGTGTGTGCCGTTGATGCCACAGTCACATCCAGTATGATCCTACCTAACTTACCGGTTGTTGGAAAGTTTAGGAAAGCCAATGTTATTGTGTCTGTTGTTGTTAGTGTCTGATAGTGCCCGTTCTCATGATTCAATGTGATAGTATCTGCTATAGAACCATGTGCGAACACAGTTTCGGAGTTGTCCTTGAGCTCTGCGTCCGTGATTGTGTTTCCTGCGAAATCATTCGCGGCGTTTAGGTTTGCCTTGTTTGAATCTAAATCATTTATTTCAGATTGAGCTTCTGTGAAATTGTTCTTGATGGCCGTGAAGTTATCTCTGAATCCTTGAGAACTATTATTTTCTCCGGCTGTGGGATATGTCCCGTTTATGTTTCCTGGTACTATTTTACTTGCCATTTTATGTTATATCCTTAAATCTTAGGTATTTATCGTTGGATCTTTCTACGGTTATTATTGTTCCTTGGGAAGGTGTACTTCCTTTGAGTATGATAGTAGTTTTGACAGCACTAATGTCGTGTTCCAGTTCAAAGTCTGTTGGATATGTCAATGTCGTGGCACCTTGTTTTACCAATATTTCTTGTTCATGCACTATTTCATTTAACTCATATGATTTTGTAGTACCGTCTGCGATCAGTGTCTGCGGATCGACCTTGTTTCTATTTGTGATGTATCTGTCTATTATGAATTGTATATTTTTGAAATCCAACTTTAAATCTTTGATCCTTTTGATCAATTTGGCCGAAGTGCCTGCTTTGCAATAAAGAATAGGAACTGCTTTTACAAATCCTAATGGCCCTTGCTGTCCTACCTGCTGTGTTTTCATCCACAGTGGCAAATATGTCCATTCGTCGTGCCCTAGTGCCTTGATCCTGTCCCTCATGTTCTCCACAGCGTTGGGCCTCATGGTGGTGTTACCGGTAGCAGTGCCTTCGTTGTTCACGAACGGATCTACTATGTCTATGTATATGACCTCGTACAATGTGATACCATTCTGTTTGGCCACAGCAGTCTTCATGTCTCCGAACCACAGCGTTATGGGTGCGTGATTCTGTTCCATTTGATTCTGGAATGTTGTCAGTGTCTGTGCCTCGATGCCCGCCATCATTAACATCTCGGGCTTCAATTTCATGCCGAAGTTAGGGTCCTCTGGTCGGTATATGTCTTCTGGTGAGTTAATGTTCGGATCCTGTGCAATGTTGTAGAATATGTTTTGATCTATGAATGATGTTGCATGTCCTCGCAGTGTTCCGTATTCTATAGTCGTGTACGGTATGTCCACGGTCACACTGAATGTTCTTACTGCCGCGGCAGTCTGATATTGGTCGCTCACAGTCACTGTGAATGAGAAACTACGGGTGGAATCTGTGAAATCACTTGGATCTATCGTTCCCACTAGATTCCCTAATGGTGATAATGTTATCCCATTGGGTAATGATCCTCCGGTGATCGAATATGACAGAACCCTGTTAGGTTCTTCCGCTTCTGCCTCAACGAACAATGTGCTTGGAATGTCGGCCTTCAACGTGCCTAAGTTAGAATCAGTAATGAATTTGATACCAATGTCAATGTCTCCGATCACAGTTATATTAAACAATTGGTCTGTGAACACTAACTGTCCACTGGGCATGGTCCTCGTAACTCTCATAGTGAAAGAATAGTCTTTTGTTACATCACCTTGTCTGCTCATGAAACCAAAGATCTCGCCTGAATTTGGATCTATCGATAATCCTGCTGGCAATGTCCCCGCCTGTAACGAATAGACTAGGTCACCGCCTGTGGAATCCGCATCATCTACATCTATTTTGATCACATGATAGTTGTCATGCCTAAAGGTTCCTAGGTCTCTATCAGTAGTGAAAACAGGTCTCCTCTGTGATGTGTGGTCCATCGTGATAGGAAATCCATTGATTTCTGTCATGTCTATGGTTATCTGTGGATTGTTTACATTCCAATAGGCCGCAGAATAGACATATATAGAATTTTGTTGTGTAGTTACCGATGTTCCGTCACTGACTCGAACAGTGATAGGGAAAGTCATTGCAATCTGTCTTGTAGAATCCTCGAAGTAGTCATCGGTCAGTTCACAGGTTCCAGATAACAGTCCTGATTCACTCAAAATTAATCCCGGTGGCAATGCACCAGTGATTATTTCAAACTTGAGACTCGCTCCTATTCTAGTATCGATGTCTGTGGCTTGAAACTGGAAGTTGACATACTCACCATCAAGCACCCAATATAATCCAACCCTGGTGCTGTCATCTAATTGCAGTTGTCCTGAGGCTGTAGTGAACGTTGGTGCATCCTGTCCTTCGATGTCTATTGAGAAAGTCCTGTCCGTGATCTGGACTCCGGCCGTGGCTCGCACGACGAAGGTGTAAAGAGTTCTCTTGGCAACCTGGGCCGGGGTGCCTGTCAGTAGGCCCGTTGATGTTACCCTCATGCCCGAGGGCAGGCTTCCTGCTATCACTGAGTAAGTTATGGCCGTTGAATCACCTAGTGCTACTGGGTCATTCGCCTCCAGTTGTAGCGAATACGAACTGTCCTCGTTGAACGTGGCCAGTTTGCCTGCTGATGTTGTCCACACCGGTGTTGCCATTGATCTTACTCCTTACACGGGTATTTATTGGAGATCAGCGCCTGTCGTTCTGGGCACGTTGCCAGTGTTCTATGTGCTGTCTTATGCCCTCGCGATCCACCGGATCCGTGGTCCTTTTGAGCTGTTCCTCCAGCCGGGCTATCTCTGATCGCGGTGACCTATGGGATTGTCTTCTGTTGTTCCTTCTCATCTAAAGTTTTATTTTACGTTATTTTACTTTATAAGTCTACTTTATAAGTCTATCACGCATCTCTGGAACGTGATGTTTGTGTCGCCAACAGAATTATTGGTACCTTTCAATATCACATCACCATCTGAAATCTCTACAGTGAGTGTTAGTAAAGGACTGGTGTGGTTCGTGGTCGACCCAAACACTGTGATATATGCCTCGGTTGTGCTGTCAGCACTAGGACCATGCACCACGTTGGCCTCCACTATTTCAAATCTACCATTGCTGGAATCTGAAACAGAAATGAAATACTTGGCGCTTCTGTATGTGGACGTGCTGAACGAGTCTATCGTGCTGGTTATGGATGTGGTTATTGAAGCAGTGCCGTCATTTATGGCCGAATTGGTGAGCGAGGCGGCGGCTGTGGCGAAACCTAGGTTACCGTTTCCGTCTGTTTTCAGCACTTGGTTGATCGTTCCATCCGCTGTTGGGAATTTCAAACCGTTCAATGAAACTGTTCCCGAGCCTGCTGACGAAAGTTCTAGGTCAGCATTCGTAGTTGCCGATATCGTGTTGTCCTGTATTAGTACCCCGTCTATGGTTGCGGAGTTGTTTGCGGTCAAAGTGGTGAACGTGCCAGCCACCGGGGTCGTGGCACCTATGATGGTGTTGTCGATGTTGCCGCCATTTATGTCAGCACTTCCAATCAATACATTGCCCGTGCCCGCCGGGGCAAGTTCTAGGTCTGAATTCGTTATCAGGGTGCTGATCACATTGTCTTTGATATTGATGTTGGAATCAACAGTAAGTTGAGGCATCATGACCTGTCCGGTTCCCGATGGTTCCAGGACGAGATCATCATTGGACCTGTTGGCCCGGATCTCGTTGCCGGTGATGGTTATGAAATCACTGATGATGGGACTGGCATAGATCTCGTCAAAGTTGTCGTTGACCTTGTCCATGGCCGCACGTAAAGTGTCACCTGTGCCATCATTGGCCGTTGCTCCTATGTTCAATGTCTGTTGTACCATTATGCGTTCAAAACCCTCCTGATCAGTTTTATAGACTGATCGTTTGTGTTATTTACTGTTCCTAGCAACCTAACATTGCCGCCTGATATGTCCGCCGAGAGCTCTATGGTGTCATAAACCGATGATCCATCACCGTCGCCGTTGTCCACACCACCAAAAACACTGATGTATGCGGAGGATCCGTCATGTGTAACATTGGCGTCTATGAGCCTGTACCTATCCGCTGTAGCATCAGATATCTGTATGTGATATTTCACGCTCCTGTAAGTGGAGGCACTGAAAGAATCTATGACCTGCGCCGATGAATTGTTGCCCAACACAGTGGCAGTGGCATCCGATATAAATGAATTGTCAAAAAGCGAAGAGTGTCCTTGGAATGATAAAGTTCCTGAACCATTTGTTTTCAACACCTGTCCCGCTATTCCGTCGGTGTTGGGAATCTGTAAACCGTTGAAAACGATGTTGCCTGTGGCACCTGTTTCCAACTCCACGTCGGCGTCTGAAGTAGAGGTTATCTCATGATTGGTTATGCTGATACCATCAGCGTTTAAGGTATCTGATGACAAGATAGTGAACGTGCCAGCCACCGGGGTCGTGGCACCTATGATGGTGTTGTCGATGTTGCCGCCGTTTATGTCAGCACTTCCAATCGATACCTTGCCAGTGCCCGCCGGGGCAAGTTCTAGGTCTGAATTCGTTATGTTGGTTGTGATAGTGCCATCTGTAATACCAATGTTGGAATCTATTAGTACTTTAGGCATCGCAACCACGCCAGTTCCTGATCCTGCCAGGAAGATGTCAGCGTTGGATTGTGTGCTTTTGATGTTGTTGCCCGAGATACTGATCTGAGATGACATGGCCGAGTTGGCGTATATCTCGTCGAAGTTCGAGTTGATCTTGGCGCCCGCGGTCCTGATGCTGTCACCGGTACCGTCGGCACCGCCCAATGTACCTAGGTCAATCGTCTGTTTCGCCATTTTATATCGCCTGTAATACTAGTTTCTTCCAGATGGCAGTTGAACCATCATAGTTGGCAGTGCAGATGTACAAGTTGGTCGCGTCCCAACTGATTGATCCCGCTACATCACCCGTGGCTCCTATTGCTGTTGGTGTCTTGGTGGTTGTGATCACTAATCTGTCAGCATTGACTTGTACTTGTCCCGTGCCATTTGGATCTAATATGATGTTTCCGTTGGTGTCAGCACTCAATAAAGTGTTGCCTGACATCTGTAGATCGCCGGCCAACTCCGCGAAATTGGCGTTGACCTTGGTCATGGCCGTGCGTAAAGTGTCGCCAGTCGCTGGATTGCCTGCTGTTCCTGTGTCTATCGTTAATCTAGCCATAATCTGTTATGCGTATTTATTAAATATCAATATGTTCATAGAGACGCAGAAGACCCTCAAACTGTTCAAGAGGGAGAGCAAACTAGGTGTTTGCCACACCGTGCGTAGGAACAACGTCATGTACATCTTCAAGTGTGACCGCTGTGGAGACACCTTCAAGAAGCCCAAATCACGGGTAGATCCCGAACACATGGACAAGGGCCACGAGCACTTCTGTGACCGTTGCGATCTATAACTTCATCCAACTAATGTCGTCGCGTCTGCCCGTGATCCATCTCTGCAGGTCAGCGTATATCCCGCACTTTATATTTGGCTGATCGAAGTACCATCTCAGGAACGTGTTGCCCTCGAGGTATTCCCGCCTGTTGATGAAACGGAAGTTGGTGTCAGGGAATCGCCTGAACGTCTGTCTCAGTTGATACATCCACTCATATTTTAGATAGGCTTTCATGCTGTGCCTCATGGGATAGTTGTTCGTGTCTTTGTAGATGTTGTTCTGTATCCTACTAGGTTCGGTCATCTCCCATTGCTGTGCACCTAATATATCAAAAGACAAAATTACAATATTCTTAATTCCGGATTCTGCCGCCATCAGAACTGCGGAGCATCCTGACCCCCTGTTGTTAGAGAAGTCCTCAGTCTTGATCCTACCGCCTTTCTTCATGTTGCCGCCACGCCATATCCTGTAGATCTTGAGTCCTTTAGGGACATCCATCTCCTTGTCGCCATCACAGATATAGTTCCATTTGCTGACGTCTTCTATGCCGTGTATGGCAAGGGATTCCTTGCCGTTGTTATGCCATTTGGCCAGTTCCTCGTACATAGGTGGGTTCACTGCCACTATGTGATCACATAGCATGGGATGGTCTCGGTATATGGCGTTACATCCATATATCACACCATGTCCTTTTAGGTTGTCTATTGGAAAAATATTTCTTGATTCACCGTTGCCTATTATGAAAGCGGTATCCATTATATGCCAAACGACTCTCCACAACCACAAGAACTTGAGCTGTTGGGATTGGATATCTCGAACTGTGATCCAAAGGTCTCCTCCACCCAGTCGATCTTGGTGCCCATGACATACAACAACGAGGTCTCGTCCACAACGAACCTGCCCGTAGTCCAATCTTCCAAGTGGTCTCCACTGCTGACATTTTCTTTGGTGTCTGCGAATCCCCACTCGTACTTGAATCCTGCACAACCGCCACCCAGCACTGCCAGGCTGACCGCATACTTGTCGGGGTTCTTTTCTAGCAGTCGCTCTATCTGTACCTTTGCGGCATCTGTTATTTCAAATGGTTTCATACTGTTAATTATGCTTATTTGTTTCCACTGTTTTGTATTCCAACTGACATCCAGAATCTCGTGGCATCTCGTTTCCTCTCAAAGCTCATATAGGCGTTCTGGTCCTCCCAGTGGTTTTTGGGATTCTCTATCTCGCCCGCTGGTTCGAACCACCAACCCCACTTGCCTTCACAGTTCCTTTGGCACCAGTCTATGCAGTCGCCCATGATGCCATTGCTGTTCATGTCAATGTTGTACTCAAACTGTTGCATGTATCCGCAGTCTTCTGGCACTTCGTCCAACCCGGGACTGATCCTTTTTATTCTTGCCGCTTCGTAGAATTTTTTCTGTCCGCTTCTCATTTTTTTACCAACTGGTTGCATGATCCAAATTCCATTTCTTTGCTGAACATTTTTCGACACATTCGTGTGGAGCATTGTTTGATTTTATACCTTTGAAAAGTGATAGCCATTTTTGATCGTCCATCACTTCTCCTAATGATTTTGCAACTTCTATATTTGTGAATATGTCAGTGTTGTGTCCGTACCTAAGGGCAGTCCAGCAACAAGGATAGAACTTTCCTTCAGCATTTAAGTATAAACCTTTATTGCCAATCATGCACAACGGAATAATTGATTGTTTAGTGTCTGTTTCCGTGAATCTTTTTGTGAAAAGATCTAGGCAACTGTCAGTCCATGATCTTCCAGACAAGTTCGATGCCGACCTAGTAAATCTACCATGAGATATGTACTTGTCACTAGGTTGCAAAGGATCATTCTCAGGATAACTTGGATAATTTTTATTAAATTTAGTACTCAGTGTGAGTTGAAAACTATCGAAACCTAATTCTTTTGCAAGACCTTTCATAGAATCGATCTTGTTCTCGTTGAATTTAAATGCTATTGCGGCCCATGTTTTAAAAACTTTTGACTGTTGCAGTGTTCTTATTCCTAGTAAAATAGACTGCCAGTTGCAGTTCACTCTGTAAATGTCGTTGGATTCCTGATCCCATCCATCTAGGGAAAAATGTATGTGATCATTTTCGTTCAAGATGCTACCTAATTGTTTCCACCATTCTTCCGTTTTGTATGATCCATTTGTAACAATGACAAACTGTATATTGCTATTTTGCTGTCTGAACCATTCTAAGACTTTGAGCAGGTCCTTGGCGTAGATTGGATCACCGTCATCTCCGCAGAATGTAAGTTTACGTACTTCAGATAACAGTTTACCTTTGAAGTTGTCCTTAAACCATTGCAATGTGAGATCCCTGTTGACCAGCCCATCTGGTACTTCCTGCCTTGAACATCTAGGACATTTAAGTGTGCATTTGGAACATAATTCAATGTGCCAATGTTCCAATGGCCAGTTGTGTTTGTTTTCGAACATCATTTCCAATTGTCTATGACCCATTGGTCACTACACTCCATCGGATTAGGAGATCCGTGGAATACAGCCACTCTGTTGCCTGGCTTGATTTTCACAGGTTCTCTGAACCACTTCTTGCCGTCCTTGGTCAACAACTTTGTGTCCTTGAGTCCTATCATCTCCCACTTGTAACTTCTGATCCATTCATCAGGGAACCATGAGATGTCATCCTTGGCCCTCTTGGTTATCCAGTCTTGGTCTCCGTGATTTGATTGCATGATCTGTGCAGACCTGTCCTTGAATTCGTCCCACAGGTAATGCATGGTGCCTGACTGCCAACGCATACAACTGCTGTTGCTCAGTTTCCAATCTTTGACCCTGCACCTGTTGAAGTCTCTTATGATGTTGAACTTGCCCGTGTGCGTGAATAACGGATCTATGTTGTCAAATATTACAACGTCCAGATCAAAGAAAAGTATGTTGCCTTTTAACGGCATCTCGGGTGCGAACATCCACAACTTGCTCCACCATGATTTAATCCATGGATCATTTGGCAGTTTGATCACGTTTATATCTGGATCCAATCCTGTAGGATCATCTGTTAGACAATGGAATTGATATGGCACCGTTGTGTGCCTCTTCACCATGTTGTTTAAGACATTGGCATATTTAGAAATATACTTGTTCCCCCACTTAACGCATACTACGTGATTCATAACCTTGTTTCAGTCCTTCCATTTGTATCTGTTTCCAATCATCACTTTCCAGAGTGTAAGGGTAGTCACATTCTATAGATGGACCGGTGATGGTTCTTATGCTTGTGATATTTAAATTATTATTCATTATATTGTGTATGTCTTGGACAGTAGCATCTGTGCCGAATGTCCTTTGTATATCTACCTGTCCTATCTTGATGTACCCTAATGATAGTTTTGGATCTTCCCATGGGAATTTGTTTTCTTCTAGCCATACTCTGTATGAGTCCATCTCCTCTTTTTTAAATATGTGATCTGCTTCTGTAATCGTCTGTCCCCATTCCACATCAAATTCACCGGAGTAGTATTTTTGATGATTGATCTCCGAACACAAGGCATCGGTCATCTTGGGTGCGTGTTCGTCCCTGAAAACTTCATACAGCGTCTTGCCTACCTGACTCCAGTGCAGGTAAACTCCTCCAAGTTCTCTATCGTATCTGTTCTGTTTGAACAGTTCGTAATCCTCCGGTTGTAAATCGTACCTGGGTGCATTGAGGAATGTTGTGATCTGTGATGGTCTCACCCATTCTGGGTCTACTATACTTTTTCTGTATGATATTACCCAGCTCTCTATCTCATGACACAAGTTGTTTAGTTGCCGTATTGCGTATCTTGTTTTGACATCTGCTTGTTTGTAATATTCTGATAGTTTCCATGCGGTACCTTGCAGTTCTTCGAAGTACCTGTGTAGCAGATTGCAGGAATCGTGTTTTAACCTAAGTCCTGGTTTGCTCATTTCGTCACCATCCGGACAGAGACCCGTTGGTAGATTTTTACTATATTGGAAGTCATCTACACGGAAAGGATGTATCTTTTCGTATGTCGGTTCGAAATGAAAAGAATTTATTTGTGCTATGTAACTATTAAGTTCCTGTACAAGATAATTCAAATCCCTGTTCGAATCAGCAAATCCCAAGAAACAGAAATTTTTCTCTAGTATCCTCTTTTGTTTTAGATTGTCCTTGAGTGCATCCAACCACCTGTGTCCCAAGGGCGTGTCGTACACCTGGAAGTAGTAGGCCTTTTCTGTCAGGCCCACCCTTACCATATCATATATGAAACTAGTCTTTTCTGTAGATGGCACTGTTGGCTCCGTGTTCCATGCACTCCACACTCTCTACGAAACATCTGCCATCGGTCTTCTCCTTGATCAATTGGTCGGCGAAGTCGAAGGCGTGCTTGGCGAACATCTCCGCACCAACACCGTCGAACACCACGATCTCCGCGAGGTCATGTTTCTCCAGTTCCTTCAGTTTGTCCAGGTGTGGATCGTTCTTGTCCACTGCGGTCTTGTGATCGAAGTGATCCTCCAACCATTTCTTCAAGGGTTTGAGTCCTCCAAAGTCCACAGCCCAGTTCTTGTTGTCTAACTCCTTGCATCCGAACGTGAATCTGAACGCCAGTGAGTAGCCATGTAATAGGTGGCAGTGTGAGTGGTCTGCGTTGGGTTGTCTGAACACACAGGCTAATCCTATGTTGTGTCCATACGTCTTGGTCGAGTAGTAAGTCATCTTGTGTTTCTCCTTTGATGACCTGCAGAGTGTTTATAGAGGGATGAAAGTCTTTGAGTCCTCTTGACCATTAATTCAACTTCTTGTCGATCTTCTGGTCCATGTCCATCTGGAACGCCGTTTCTCTGATGCGATCCGTCAGTTCGTTAGGTATATTTAATTCTCCATCAATGATGCTCTTGAGGAAGTGTATCATCACTGTGAACTCGTTCCTGTTGGCCACCGTCTCTGGATCTATTCCGTGTTTCTCCATCGCATTCAGCATGGCCTCCGATACATCTACCAATGCCTTGATGCTAGTGGAGTGTTTGTCGAAGTGTGCCATTAGGTTATGATGCTGGGTTTCTTGGGAACCTCAATCTTGCTGAACACCCGGTTGTACTCGTCAGCGATCTTGTCATTGATGTGTGCTATGGACACAACTTTATCTGTTGCTATGTCAAACGGTATGTCTTGTCTGGCAGTGGAGAAAAAGGTACCAAACGCCAGACCCTGTGGTCCGTTCATTAGCACCAGGGCCTTCTCAATACTGATGTATGTGTCGGCCTTGCCCGTGAATTTTGCTATGACTTCTTCCCCCGAAGCCAGTTTAAGAGTAACTAGATCTCCATCTTTTATTTTATCAAACATATCTCTATTATAAACTATCCTACTAGATTGTCAATGTATTTTTTCAATTCCTTGTCCTGAACGTTGGGTGGAATTCTATTCATGAAGAATATCTGGTAACTGTCCGAACCGTACTTGCCGATCCCGTGTAGGTCACTGGCCTCCTGGCCATTCCAACTGAGAAATTCTACACTCATGTTCCTCAATCTTTTCGTTCTTATTTTCCACATGCCCAAAGGTTTTAATAAATTCTCCTGCGTCTTCTGCCTACCCCTAATGAATGCTACAGGGTTAGGATACTTTTTAAATAACTTTGGTAATATCTCTTTGACTTGTTTTCTATATGTGAGGTTGAGACACATCACGGCTACCATGTGTTTCCATTTTTTAAAAGGTGCCTTGAGTTGCTCTTGAACCATTAAATGGTCCTTCATTGGTTTAGTCATGAATAAATTTTATACGAGATTATTTTTTTGTCAACTTCTTGTTGATGAATCGAGCCATGCCGTCGTATGTCTCTTGGAATACATTCGAATGTTTTTTCCATTCTTCAGGCATTTGCCAACGATCATGGTTTACCACTATCCACCTTGTACTTGGATCCGAATATCCCATCAACTTGTGGAATTGGTATATCCAGTAACTGGGATCCACTGGTCTCTTGATGTAGGTGTAACCTTCGGAACCCGTGTACATGTTGTTGATCTTGTCTTTCTCTAACGGGTGTAGGTCAAATCCCAACATGAATATGGCCTTGGGTTTGAAGGTCAATCCCAGGACTCCTGCGTAAGGTCCTGTGCCCCAGTGGAATGGTTCGTCCTGTCTCTTCTCTCCCGAGTAGGGAAGGTCTGGTAATTTTTTGACATTGGGCCATGCCGCAAACTGTTCCGCCCAGTTGTTCCTGGTGTATATGGTTGTTCCTTTACCAACTGCATTGGCGGCCTGTTGGCACATGTGTTTGTCTGCACACACAAGATACTCTGTAACGAAGTCACGGTATATGGCGTTACATCCGATCACTGTGCTGAAAGATTTCAAGGGACTGATGTCGAATCCCCTCCTGCTTTCACCGTTGCCTATTATACTCACGTAGCCAGTCATAATGCTATTTAATCACCCCGTTAAACGCACACAGACGTTTGTATACTGCTGGTAAAATTGAAATGGGAATAGTTGTACATATCACTTGTTTCCGTTGATTAAATGCCATATAGTACGGTATTGATCCCATGCTTTCTGTAGTGATGGGTGTTGACGTCTCAGCTCCATGGCCTCAGATCCCACCATTTCTGACTCCTCGTATGCTGTTTCCTCGTCCTTGGCCTTCTGTGATTGTTCCACCAGGATCCTGTCACCATTTGGTAATTGCTCGTACACAGTCTCCCCTCCATCGGGCGAAACATATATGGGATTGATCCTTCTTGCTTTCTTTGTCATTAATATCTTTCTCTGTGATCTGCGCCTGGGTGTGCGTGTCTCATTCCGCCTATCTCTTTGGCATCATCTTTGTGTCTTGGTATGAAGTGTATGTGTGGCCACATGATGGTCTGCCCTGCCGGTATTCCCATGTTCATGCCAATGTTAAATCCTGCTATCTTGCCTTTTTTAATTTGCTCATTTCCGTAATCATAAGCCATGCCGTAGGACCTGCCCACGAAGTGTGAGTTGTTCTCCTTTGGTATGAACAACCTGTGTCCCTCTACGCAGGGATACCTGTCATCGAAAACGAAAGTGAAATCTGATTCCATGACCGGCGTGTCGTTGCTGAACCACACGCTCTCGTCGACTGCGTCGACTTTCTCAAATGGCTTCTTGTAGATAGGTTTTTTGAACATGCTTCTATATTGTAATAGAATTTATGTTAGATATCAACCTGATTGGAAATTATTTGATGCCTAACTGTCTGTAAACTGTCTGTACTTTTCTCGCTTGGAACTTGCAGTCTTCGAGAGCGTTGTGTAGTCCTGTTCTATCTTCTTTTTCTCTTGGAACTAGACTGAACAATGTTCTTGAATCTCTGATCTGCCAGTACTGCCATGGTGCTGGTATGCTCATCTGCCGGTATATGTCTTGAAGTATGGCATAGTCGAACAAGGGTCCTTGACACCAAAACACGTCTACTCCCACGGCGAACTTGTTGATCCTCTTCAACATGTCTTCCACTGAGATCCTGTCTTTCTCTCCCAGTGCTTCCTCAAATATTTCAGTAGGCTGTTTGCCCCACCAATCCAGTGTGTTGTCGTCTACTTTTCTGCCCATCTCTGTTTGTGAGTCCACGTCTACCCTGAAATACATCTCTTGGTATGGCTTCTCTGAGGAATATGGATCAAACTTCAATCCACCCAATGTGAGTATGACTGAACTTGGGTCCACTCCCAGTGTCTCTAGATCTATCATGGCGTGTATCATACCCTGATCCCCGCATACTTGAATATCTTTTCCGGAACATTGATGCCTGTCGCTTTTTCGAATCCCTGGAATCCCGGGGCCGAGTTGGCCTCACATATCTTGTAACCATCACCATTGAACAACAGGTCCACACCACAAACGTCCAGATCCAAAACCCTAGCCACCTGTAGCGCCAGCATCTCCATCTCCTCATCTATGGCATACGGTTTTGCCTCACCACCTCTTGATATATTAGCCCTGAAGTTCCCGTCCGTGCTGGATCTCTCCATTGCCCCAATTACCTTACCACCCACCACGATCAGTCTCAGGTCACGACCAGCGGATTCCTCCACGTACTCCTGTATGATCATGGAGTTCTTGGAGTCCAGTGATGATATCAGTTCCTGCAGGTCTAAAAATTGTTTCAGCGTCTCGCACAGATAGACGCCCGCACCGTGTGAACCAGTCACCACCTTGATCACGCATGGCAGGCCGATCTGTTTCTCCACCAGTTCATGGGAGACCGGGAAACGTGCCAGCATGGTCTTGGGTATGGGCAGTCCCGCCTGCGCCAGTATCTGGTTGCTGTAGAATTTGTCCTTGGAAGATTCTATGGCCGTGGAATTTGGCAAGGTCAGCACGTGCAGTCTCTCCAACTGCCTCAGCACAGAGAGGTTGTAGAAACCCGTCGAACTGCCTGTCCTGGCCAGGCACACATCTGGCAATTCCGTTGCTTCTCCTTTGTATCTGATAGATCTTCTGTCATCGCGTGATACCAACAGATCTACTTCATCCGCGAACACCACGGTGAAATTTATGTCCATGTCCTTGGCCACTTTGATGAACCTATCACGTTCATACATCTGTGAGGTCTGACGATTGGCCAGCATCCAAAATTTACTCATGCTGTTATTATACTACACTATGTTGGTAATGTCAATTAGGTACTATAGTCCGCACCATTTAAGGAAGTGTTCAGGTAGGAAATCAAGACTGATAGAACGACGTGACGAGAACTGTTTGAGATACTGGCCCATGTGGGAACGATGTCTATCTTTGGGGTTAATTCCTAGCATGTTGGTAATGGTCTCGAATTCTGGTAAGTTGTGCTTGGATTTCGTGCTGTCAATAAATTTTTCTTTTGACAGATCATCGAGTACGTGTGGCATCATCCATTCCGTTTCAGACAATACATTGATCTTTATGTTGTGTCTTTGACTGTACATGTCATAGAACTTGTCAAACCCTAGAATTGATAGGTTAGAAATCGTTGACAGGAAATTTATCTCGTGTCCGTTTTTTTCTATCATGTCGACCCTGTCACAGAAATCTTTCCATGATACACCATATCGTATCAGTTCGAACAGTTCTCCCGTGGATTCTGCTGAAATGTTGAAAATGACATCCATGCCTTTGATTTTATGCAACACCTTTTGTAACCTGTCATGACTGACTCCCAGCCCTGTCACTATACGAATCTTTTTACCACGTGCCACGTCTAGGGCCGATGTCAGTTGATTGTTTAATAATGGTTCGCCTCCCATGAATGTAATGCTGTCTAGACTCGGAGCCAATTTGATCTCGTTTAGCAACAAGTTGAAGAACCTCGACTCCATACCACGTGATCTCTGTTTCATCTTGCTCCACAAGGTTGTCCAGTTGTTGTTCTTTTGTCGTGTAGCAACACCGTCTAACAAATAATTGCCATTATTTTCTACATCTCTTTGCCATGATGAACTCCACTCCGGCGAACAGTACATACAGGTCATGTTACAGTCATTGCTTAATGATATGGCAAGATCTTTCATTGGTGCTCTAGAATCTGTTATTTTTTTATCATTAATATACTCCTGTCTGGTGCTGACCAGTCCTTGTTCCTCATACTTGTAACAACCATGATGGCACGACGCACAGGATTTGTTCTCTAGCATGAGTTCTCGATCTTGCAACATGGTGTCTGTGTGGAAAAGTTTTCCTGGATTTTTTTCCAACCAATCAAGTCCAATTCGTTCGGGGTAGGCTTTACAACAATTATAAAGAAGCCTTGACTGCACGTGCACCTGCAATTCAGTGAACTTTGTAGAACAGTAGTAATCCATGCTGTTATTTAAATGATGTTAGAATGGTGTGTAAATTAGGCGTCGGGCTGTGACTGTCTCTGTTGCTGTTCTAGATATTTCCAGTATTCCTGGAACTCGTCCGTGGTCAAGCACCAGATCTCACCTGAGCTCTCTGGATAGGTCTCCATCATGTACTGCTTGGCCTTGGCGCCCTCGGCCTCACACAGTTCCTTTGAGTCGTACAGGTGTTCCTCGTACAGGTTGTTACATTGTCCGCTGATGCATATGAGGATGACCATAATGAACTTCATCTAAAAGTATTTAAGATAGGGTAAAATTGATAAAACTAGCACATCTGGATTTTGGTAAATACACGCACATTATGGATTTCGTAACATTGATTGCAGAAGTTGGTTTCCCCATAGCGGGAGCCATGGCCGCGGGCGCTTTCGTGTTCATCACGCTGAAGTTCATACTGGCCTCAGTGACCGGGGCAGTCAACACGCTTAAAGCCATAATAGGAGCCTTAGACAACCGGGTGCAGACCATGAACAACGACCTAGTAAAGATTGATGCTCTGTTAAGTTACGTTTTGAAGATTAGGCCAAACGCGGACAGAATAGCCGCCAACGAGGGGAAAGATGATGCTCGCCGAGACTAGTGGCATAGCCGGAATGATCAAGGACTTCGGGTTCCCCATAGTCGCGGCCATGGGACTGGGCTACTTGGTTTTCTACATCTGGAAGTGGGTGACGGAAGAGATCAAACCCGTGCTGGGCGACGCCTCGAGCACACTGATAAAACTGGTTGATCGTATCCGCATGCTGGACAACGACATGATCAGATTGAACACCAAACTCAGCATGGTGCTGGAGTACAAGGAAGAGATCGTCAAGTCCGGACGTTCAGATGAGCTGGACGAGATACTGGCCAAGTACAAGAGCAAGTCGGAATCGTTTGATTCCACGGGCGAT